TAAGACCTCTTGTAGAACTACCGCAACCTGCCATTGCGCCATAAGATGTCTCGATCAAATCACCAAAGTCTGTAGCATTTCCTCTTGTGGAAATAGTTACATAATCCATGACGTTTGTTGCTTGGTTCGCGGCACCGCCGCGAACAGCGCGGGTTGAACTTGCTACAACGCCCGGATATTCAGCAGGAGTGGTCGTGTCGCCAAAGTCTTCGGAATTACCTGTCGTGGTGATCTGAATCCATTGAATGACGTTTTGGCTGCCGAAGAACAAACCAATGTCCCCCGTCAGCGGCGGGATGGGCCACCCGCTCGCGTTCTGATACTGCTCCGACAGAGACCACACACCTTGATAGTTCGGCATGGTTATAGTCCTCCGTGGGCGTTGGACGCAGAGGCAAGATTCGCTCTAGCAACTGTTAAATCCCCAAAGTCTGAGGCATTTCCCGCAGACGAAATTGTTACTCTGTTTATCACATTCGTCACACTGCCTGGGGCTCTTCCACCTGCAAATACGCCATATGTTGCGTTTGAGCACGCTGCGTTTTCTTCATTGCCGTAGGTTAAATCCCCAAAGTCAGTGGCATTGCCAGTAGTGGCAATAGTGACGTATTCAATAATGTTTGTTTTTGTGAACGAGGAGTCGTTGCCGCCGCCAAATAATGCCCTTGTGGAACTTGATGCTCCAGATGCGTTTATCCCTCTAGCTGCGCTCAAGTCGCCAAAGTCTGTTGCGTTACCAGTGGTGCCGATAGTGACATACTGTATCACGTTTACCATAATGCTTGTATCGGTATAACCACCAGCAAATACGGCGCGTGTAGAGCTTCCTGCTGCCCCCATGCCGTATGCCTTATTCAGCAGGTCTCCAAAGTCTGATGAACCGCCAGTTGTGGCAATGGTAATATATGAGATGGTGTTTACTATATTTACGCCAGTATCCCTGCCACCCATGAACAACCCTCTAGTGTTGTTTGAACAGCCAGAGTTAATGTCTCTTTGACTAAGACTGCCAAAGTTTGTTGAATTACCTGTGGACGCAAACGTGATGTATTCTAGGGTTTGATTTATCAAGCTAAAGGCGCCAAAAACACCCCGCGTTTGGCTTCCGCAGCCACCAACAACCTCACTCCCTGTCGATATATCGCCAAAATCGGCGGCATTTCCGCCCGCAAAGGTGATGTAGTCAATGACATTGCTGCCAGCCGATCCACCAACAAATACGCCACGAGGCGCATAAGGTGAAACGCTCCCACTCGCATCACTCGGTGCAGAGTAACCAAACGCATTGATCGCCCAAACGCGGAACGTGTAAGCAGTGCCGTTGGTCAGGCCAGTAACCGTGATAGGCGAAGCAGAGCCGGATGCACCGATGCCATCGTTAGACTGTGCGCGGTAGCCCGTGATGGCAGAGCCGCCTACATCAGACGGAGCCGTGAAGCTAACCGTCGCCTGCGTGTCACCAGCAGTGGCGCTAACGGCAGTAGGCTCATCAGGAGCGTTCAGGCCATCTTGACCGATGAACCCGCCTACACGATTGGTCATAGCAGGCCCCTACGGTCAAGATATCTCTTCGTAGCTGCACACAACCTTGAGGTCATTCGCAGTCCCAGCAGTCGCACCAATCGACTTGTCTTCCTCAAGATAGATCGAGGTGGACTTGTCGATGACCACAAGCGAGGCATCAGCGGGGACACTGATCGTGCTAACGATCTGGGTTGCCGTGCCGCCGATGTTGTCTTCGCTATAGAGCGAGACCGTGATGTCGGCGGCGTTTGTTCCATCCACGTTCGAGACCACCAGCGAGTTGATCTTGAAGACCTTGTTGCTCGCGGCAGCGTTGCTGACGACCTCGGTCGCGCTCGTGGTCGTAAGACTGACCACGTTCGTTTTTCCGGTGATCGTGGTGACGTTGACGATATTCGGGGCACTCATGCTTAACCTCCGAGATACTTTATAGCCCGCATCATCAGGGCTGGGTCGTCGTTCAGGCAGCCAAGGGCCACATTGCAGTTATGGCACAACAGACCACGAATTGCACCAGTCTCGTGGCAATGATCTAGGTGCAGACCGCGCTGTGTCGTAGGCTCATTTTGGCAGATGGCGCACTTTCCGCCCTGCTTCTCATGGAGTGCAATGTATTCTTCCGGCTCCATACCGTACATGGCGCGAACCCTTGTGGCCTGCTTTTCCAGACGGGTTTTTGCGTGCCAGTACTTAGAACTGCGCCTTCTATGACACGGTTTGCAGCGCGCATTGGTTTTCCGCCCGCTGTCATCAAGATAGAAAAGCACACGCAAGTTTACCCCGCAGTCGGGGCACGGAGCCGTATGCTGCGGCCTATCTTGAAGCGTCTTTGTCATCCGAACACAATTGCCATAGCAATGCTTTTTCCGGTAGAGATGCCAGCGGCGGCAAAACTCAAAGTCCCGGAACCGTTTGTAACCAGAGCCTGTCCGCTTGTCCCGTCCGCAGCAGGCAGCGTCAGCGTGTAGCTGGCAGAGACAGTGCCCGGAGCCTGAAGCGCGACGTATTCGCCGCCGGTCGTGTCTTGCAGGCGGAGATCTCCGGTCGCCGTGATGTCGATCTGGCCAGCGGTGACGGCGGTGAATGTAGGACTGTCACCCGTGCCAAGGCCCAGCGAAGTCCGCGCCGTCGCACCGCTCTCCGCGACCCATGTCGAACCGTTGCCGACGATGATGTTGCTGTCAGTAACGGCAAGTGCAGCGATGGCGGTCAGCGTAGCCGAGGCAGCTTGGAAGTTGAACGTGCTCGTCAGGTCCACAACCGCAGCACCCGCACCAGCGCCGTCAGTGTAGACAATCGCACTCTTGCCGTCAGCAACTGTGACCGTGGATCCAGATCCCTGAGACAGAACCACGCTCTGACCGGAACCGTTCTTCACGAAGTACAGGTGCTGTCCTGTGTTCGGAGAGATCGTGACTGTGTTCGTGCCGCTAGGGCTGCCTCCAAACACCAACACCTTGTACTGGCCATCCGACAGCGCGCCATCGCTCGTCGTGAGCGTGTGCGTCGTGCCGGAAAGCGTAATCGCACCGACGCCGTTAGTCAGGCGGTCGATGATTTCCAAGTTGTCGTTGGTGGTATCGCCCCACGTTCCAGACTGTTCGCCTGTCGCGATAAGCTCGATCCCGCCATTGGTCGTGTAGGTACTCGGCATGTCCTGACCTTACGCTGCGATTTCAGTCCAGATTGTTCCGGCACTTGGAGTGATGGGAGTATAACTGGTTCCGGGGTTTGGAACAATCCTTCCCCACACTCTAACTTGCCCCACGCTACCAGAGGCAGATACGCCTGTTGTGAGCGCAACAGCGCCACCTCTTGCGACGACAGAGCCGACAGACGCGGTCGCAGAAACGCCGGAAACAAGCACATCAGCATCAATGGCAGACTTTGCGATGCCAATGGCACCCGTCGCCTCAACGCCCGTAGCGAGCGCGCTTGCGTCACCGACAGCATCAGCATCGCCGATTTGTCCATTCGCTGATACGCCGGTCAGGACTGCAAAAGATGTTCCGGTTACGATAACATCGCCAATAGCGCCGTTGGCTGAGACGCCAGTCAGCCCAACATCAGCAGAGGCGGCAACAGTTACGGCCCCAACATCGCCAGTTGCTTCAACGCCAGTGACGATGACAAGCTCTTCTGGGAATGCGAGAACTTGGCCGATTTGGCCAGAGGCTGAAATGCCGACCAGAAGAACATTAGCCGATGCCGTTACATTTACATCGCCAATGAACCCAGCGCCCGAGACGCCATCAGGAAAAACATTGGCTGCGCCAGCAACAGTGACTGTTCCGATCTCACCAGAAGCAGAAACGCCCGTTACCACAACGGGTAACGGGGTGCTCCAAGCGCCCTCGGACCAAGTCCCTCGGCCCCATCCTGATATGAGGCCCATCGCTGTAGACCCTTACTTAGGCGATACGGAGAATCGCGGTCGTAGCGCCGGGCGTCGGGAACTGGACGGTGAACGTGCCAGACGTTGAGGTCTTATCGGAGCCGAAATCAAGGACAGCACAAGCCGGATCACCGGTTGCGGTGTCGTTGTAGATCAGCGCGCCACGAGCAGTGATCGTCGCGCTCGTAAACGAGATGTCCGAGAAGTCCGTGTAGGCCGTCGTTCCAGAAGTCGCGACACCAGCCTTGGTAAGGGTGCCGCCGCCAGCGGAATACGAGCCAGAGTTGCCGACTTCGTTCGACGCCGTGTAGGCAGTCGTCGCAGCCGTAAAGCTGGCGCTGTTCGTGTAGAGCGCCAACTTGAAGGTGTTGCCACCAGTCGCGAAGTTGTGGACACCGCGCAAGATCTCGCTCTTGAACGACGTCGGCATAAAGTTGCCCGTGAACGCCACTTTACAGTCTCCTTAGGTTAGAGGCCAAATCGGGGAACCCGGCCTCGCGGATCTTAGCGCACATCGTCGCGCGGTCTTCTTCCATCGCCATCTTAACGTAATGGACAACGACTTTCAACATTTGGTCTCGGAACGCGTGCGCCTGATCCCTCAAGACTGGGTGCGCCTTATCGGAGATCTGAATGAGGCGATTGACGCAGAGTTCAGCAATCGCCTCGGGCGAGTGCCCTCCGTTGTCGGAAGTAACAACGAAGGGCGAACCAATCAGTCCTTCAGCCGTGAACATGTCAGGCCTTCCTCACTTCAGGAAGATCCTCACTGTCACCCGGCGTCGGCGGGCGCATGATGTTGGATACCTTTGAGATCGTCACCTCATCGTTGTTCGAGAAGTCAACGTAAAGAGGATCAGGCAAAAGATGGTATCCGTACATTTTCTGGGTGGGCGGCACATTCGTGTCCAGCAGCGACGACTCAGGCGCGATCTGTAGCTTTACCCCAGACTTGGCCAGAATCGCGCACCAGAACTCAGTGCAGGCTCGACCGGGTTCAGCCACACGCATGTCGCTGTAGGTGTAGTCCACCCCATAGATGAAGATTTCGCCGACTTCCTGATAGAGCGCATACCCAAGGGCATACGGAACTGTGTTGTTGAAGTAGCAGAGCCCAGTCGCGCTGATGACTTCCTCAAGCGGATACTGCTCAACAGAAGGACAACGCTCGTCAGTTGTCGAACTATAGATCGGGTAGGGCTGCTTTTCCGTCAGGATCTTCCGCATACCGCCGGTCATCTTGCCGGTGACGTCCATGTCGAGAAAACGCGTAACCGGGTCCATCATGAAAAGGCGATCCACCTTGAACGGGATCGCCATGGCATTGATGCCCCAGACTTCGTCGTACTCAAAAGAATTGCAGAGCGACATGGAGTAGTTCAAATGCGAACGTCCCATGGCGACAAGGGCTACTTTCGCGCCCTTCAGATGTGGATGCTTCATGTTTTCTCCCGTAAAATCAGACCGGTGCGATAGGCATCGGTCACTTCTTGGGCCTCACCAAAGTTCTTCACGCGCGCCAACGCCTCCGTAAACCGCGCAGTGTAGTTTTGGATGAGGTCCACTTCTCCCTTCATGAACGTATAAGCCTCGATCAACGATCCATAAAGGAGAGCCACGCTTGCATTCTCGCTCAGCCAAGTTGTCCCTGAGTCTCCTGCACTCACAAGGCTGCTTGGCCGATAGAAGTAATGCAATTCCATTGTGTAGTTCGAGGCCGGTGTCGGCCCCAAGATGAAGTTGTCGATGTCAAACTGCGCATAGTAGCGCGGTGTGCCTGTCGTCGTTGCGTTCGGATTGAACGACTGCACGAAGTTCACGTCCTTGTAGAGCAGGAACTCCTTCGTGCCGTTGCTCTCATAGGACAAGCTGAACGGCGCAAGGTAGTCGCTCGGAACAGACAAATACTTGTTCCCAGAAGTCGCGGCAGCGGTCTGGTTCTTACGGAAGACCTCAAGCTGAGCCGTCTTCAGAATGCGCTCTTCGGCATTCTGGATGAAGATGTTCAGGTTGTTGACGAAGGTCGTCTCGGTGTTCTCGGTGTAATCCTGCAACGCCTGCTTCAACTGGGCATAGGTAAAGCTCATGACGTCACCACCGTTACTGTGCCAACAGAACCCCTAGCCTCAAGGTTGTTGGGCGGGTTGTAGGAAGTAGTGGGCGGGCCACCAACCGGGTTCCAACTCCACTGGATGTCTCGCTCCTCGGCAAGGTTCTGCTCCGGGCGCGGGTTACGCAAGGCCTGAGGGTCTGGTGGAACGCGGAGAGGCTCAAGCTGCGGATGCTTTTCCTCCCACTCGTCCTTGCCAACCAGCAGCCCATTCCATTCCTTCCGCATGTCGCGCAGACGATACCGCTGACCAGAGCGGTCAGAGATGCCGTAGGCCCATCTGCCGGAAGCGAACTTAGGCATACCTGTAGCTCCGTAGGTCAGGCGCGACCGAGAATGAAGCGCGCTCGCGATCTTCAGTCATAGCGCGGTTCATCTCATCATCATAGATCTGCTTGAGCAACCCAATCCTGTCAGGCGCGCGCTTGATGGCGATGTAGTAGGCAAGGCCAGCGGCGAGCGCAGGATAGAAGCGGAACGGCATAGACATGGTGTTGACGTAGTTGTCAGCGTCATCCATCCGCGTCAGGCAGTCGTAGATGATCGTGTCCGTGCTGTTTTCCGGCACAGGCCACAGCTTCAGATTCGGCGTGATCTGGCGGTCGAGGAAATACTGAGACGGGCGACCAGTGGTCGATTTGGTCGGGATCGTCAGGTAGCTGTCGCGGCTGATGCGGTCTAGCGAATAGTCCGTTCCGCTGCGACGGATCACGAGCGACAGGATGTCAATGACGTCAGTGCCGAGGTTATACTCGCCATCGTTGTAGGTGACGGTAAAGCTGCGCTGCTTGATCGTCCACTGGTTGATGCCACGGTTTGCCCAGTCTGCGAGCATCAGGTTGAGCGACCGCTTGGCGGTCTTCAGGTCATATCCAGTCCTGACCTCCAAGCCGCAACGCTCAAAAGCCTCCTCGATGTAGTCAGCGACATCAAGCTCAAAGTCGGTCGAACCGGATACAGTCATCACTTGTTCCTTTTCGCTGTCTTGGCAGACTCACGGAACGCTTTTGCCGTAGGCGCACCCTTCGTGCCGGGCTTACGCATTTTCTCGCCTGAGCCCTCCTCGATCCGCTTACGCTTGGCGTGGATGTTGGCATAGAGGCCGGGCTTGCTCACTTGCTTCGCCATCTGAGATCTCCCTGTGGGCATGTCAACACTTCCATCTACGACGGGCCTGACGCAAGCGGCTATTCGGGTCTTTAGCCGCCTCTGGAAAGTCCTTCATCTGACCAGCAGAGCGAGCGCAGTAGCTTTTGCGACGCGCAGCGCGCTTGCCGGTCGGGTTGTCCTCAGTCACCGCTGTCTGCAACTTGCTGCCCGGGTTCTTGCGGCGATAAGCCTTCACGCCCGCCTCGGTCATGCCAGCCCCAGCCTTGGTGGGGCGAAAGTTCTTCTTGTTGCGCGGAGGCATCTCACCCTTGGACATCAAAGCCCCCCTTGGTTCTTGATGAGGATCATATCATAGGCGGCGGTCAACCCACCTTTGGGGGTTTTTCCTTCTTTGCGCTGCCATGCTGGAGATTTAGCCATCACAAACTCCCTGCGTTTTTAATGTAAACAAATTCCATTGACGCAGAAACATTAAAGTTAACAGCTCCAGAGGAAGAATACGCCCTCATTTCTAGGTCTGTTTTTTCTGTAAACACTAATGGAAAAGTATAAAACTGCTCGTGTGCGCCATCTGTAAGAGTAAATCTTTCTTTTATCTGGAAGACTTCTCCATAGGGTCTAGCAACGAGGCTAGCATTTAAAATGGCTCGGGTGTTGGTAGATGTTCCTGTAGACAAAGACATTTTTGTAAGAAAAGCTGTATATCCTGCGGGAACTGTCCAAAGAGCCATCAATGTTTGATTATCACCATCACCATTGATGGTAAGATAAATATTTGCAGGAACTCCAGAGGTCACCGTGCCTGTCCCTGCGTAAATTGTGCCAGCGTTTGCGCGATTACTGCCCGCGCTGCGCACAATGGCACGATTTATCCGAAAGTATGATTTAATAGTATTAACAGGCGTTTGTCCGTTTAATGAGACAATCTCATTAATTTCGTTATAGCCACCATCTAGGCCAAAAACTTCAACCGTTCTTGCGCCAGTACCTGCGGAAGTATCGTCAGTTGAACTGCTTGATATAGTCATTACTGTGGCTGACGCGGGATAAGCGTATAAACCACCTTGTTCCCAAATGGTTTCTTTTGTGTTTCCAACATCGCTGTTGTAGCCAAATTTAAACACAGTTTTATGGCCCGGGATCTGGCCCCGGGCCACCTGAAGCTCAAAGGGCTCAGACGTTCCAATCTGTGTGATCGAACGTATGATAGAGCCAGACGACATCATCCACCTACGACAGGAAGAACGTCACACGCTTCATGCCAGTAAGGTCAGCGTAGACCTTCTGCGTAAAGCGAATGCCGTTGTCAGGGATGTTGATGTTCGACGTCTCGTTCGCCGTAAACGAAAGCGTCAGCAGCGAGACTGTCGTTGCAGATGAACTATCGTGCAGCGTCAGCGCAGGACTGCCACTCGTTGCCGTGTGGACGTAGATCTGCCGCACACGGACGGGGCCGTCATAGACAACCCCGTCACCTGTGGCCGTCTTGGTAAAGACGGGTATGGTCATTATTCGTCACCGCTATCCGGCATTGCGTAGGTCAGGACGCCAGTAAACGTGCCGCCAGTGGCAGTCACAGCGCCAATGCTGGCAGTGACGATGGTGTCGGCAGCAAGGCCAGCGGCAAGAACAAGAGCGCCATTCGCGCCTTTGATCGAGCCCTTCGACCCAGCAGCAACTTCGTTGAAGAGGCCATCCGGGTCATTCGCGCCGCCAGCGGGGGTGCCGCCGATGTCGATGGTGCCAGAAGCGGTCGAAGCCGCGCCAATCGTGACAACCGAGATCGGAATGCAGCCAGCCGGGAGCGTCAGTGTGTTGCCGGTTGTGGCAGAAGCGCCGATGCGGACGTTGGTGGCGGCAGTGGCGGTCGGGTTGCACGAAAAGCGAACCGACTGGATCATCACGCCGGGGACAACAGTCCCCTTGGGCTTGCCGCTGTACGAGCGGACAACGCCCTGAAAGGTAGTCGTAGCCATGTTTGTCTCCTGTCGTGGCCAGTGTCAGACCGCACCATGCGGGCTGTCAGGATGCGGAAAGCATACAGAACAAATGCTCAAAAAGAAAGGCCCGCCGAAGCGGACCTTTCAGCTACATCACCGAAGCGATGCAGGCGGTAGATCAGGCAGCGCCTTCCGAGCCGAAGAGCGAACGCGGGTCCGACCAGCCGAACGAATAACGCTCGCGAGCCTTGTACCGCATGTTCCCCGTGTCGAAATCCGCTTCCATTGCAGTGCGAAGCGGAGCGCGCTCGAAGTGCTTGAGGCCGTTCGGCGCGTCCGTCTTCACGAACCACGCGTCCGGGTCGGTCAGGAAGTGGTTGACCGTGTAGCCCTGCGGAAGCATGCCCATGTTGCGGATCGCGTTGACGTCGTTGTCAGCGGTCCCCACACGCAGGGTCGATTCCAGAAGGCGGTCAGCCACAAACTGAAGCTGCGGCGGAACAATGAGCTTCATGCCACGAAGGGCAAGGATCATGTTACGCTCGTCAACGAAGGTCGAGATCTCGATAAGAGCATTTTCGAGCGACGTTTCGTTGAGGTCAGCAGCAGTGGTGGGCTCGTTCGCAAACGTGCCCCCGCCAGCAAGCGGGTGATCGGTGGTCAGCAGAGCTTTGCCGTCACCGCCCGGGTAGCTGGAAGAGAACGCGTTGTTGAGAACAGCAGCCGCTTTGATCTGCTTGGTGTGCGCCATCGACCGCGCGAGAGCACGGGTATAGCGAGCGCCAAGGCGGTCATAGAGGTTGTCCTCAACGGCCTCTTCGGTGAGCGCGAACGCGAGAGCGACAGTCTCATGCGTATAACGAGCCGTGTAGGCTTCGTTAGCCGAATCAAACGTGACGCCAGCGCCTTCCTGCTTGGTCGAAGCATTTCCGAAACCAACCAGCATCACTTCCTCTTCGAATGCCCGGTCAGACGACTCGGTCTCGAAGATTTCAGCGTGCTCGTTCTCGTAACGGTCATACTCCATGCCAAAGAGGGCGTTAAGGCCGGGCTCAAGCTCTTTTACGAGTTGAGAGCGCGAAATTGCCATAGTTCAGCCCTCCTTACGCGAAGCCATTCGTACCGGCGCGGTACGCATGGTTGTTGATGATGACCAGCACGTTGGTGTTGGTCGAGGCAACATCGCTGTTCTCGGGGTCTTGCGAAATGTCGATTGCCTTGAGGGGCAGGGTGATGGTCGTAGCACCCGAGGTGACACTAAGCTCAACGCGCGAGACACCGCTGTCGGTGCTACCAACAGGGCTTTGATCCGCGATGTTGAAGTTGCCAAACAGATCCGCAACCGGGAAGGCAGCGTTCGCTTGGATTTCAAAAACCGTCTCCGGTGCGTCAACGATGTACGCGATGATGTCGCTCGCGGCGACACCGCCCGGGTAGTAGTTCTTGAAGGTCGGCTTTTTGGTCGTCGGGTCCGTGTAGAAGCACCCGTTGAAGACGCCAGCAATGTAGCCGGTGTCGCCAGAGGTGTAACGCACAATGCCGCCGCCGGTCACAAGGCGAACGAGGTCGCCCTGATAGATGGCACCCGTAGCGCCGGAAGCGATACGGTAACGGTTTTGGGCGTTCGAGAACGGCGAGCCGTTCAGCATACGGACAGGACGAAGACCAAAGGAGGCATCTTGGTTTGCCATTTAGGTATCTCCATCTGAGGGTCTGCGCGAGCCAAACGAGACGCTCGACTTGCGCGTTGTTGACTTTTGCATGAGGGGGTTGTTGTCCCGCATCCAGTCATTATCCACCGCGTCCATCTGGTTCTGAGTGACACGGGCATAATGCCGCTTGCGTTGCTCGATCATTTCCACGGGCATCCGTGCAAGAATCAAACCGCCTACGCCGATGACGCCAGCGTTGCGCCCTTCATCCACAACAGGGCCAGTGTAGTCGGGATATTCATCTGCGCGTACCAGTTCCCAACCTTCTTGCCGCTTCTTGTGGATGTTCGTCCTGTCGTCAAACTGCATCGCCGACTCGCGAATCCAACGATGCTTGAATCCCGCAGGAGCAGGAGGGGCCTCAAGAGCAGAGCCGGGACGCCATTCCATCTTGCGCTCTTGGCGCTCCCGCGTAGTAGCCTCGCGTGGTGTCCGGTCCATCTTAGTCCTTCCTATTCTGGATTTTCACAACTTCGCGAGCGAACTTATCAAGAGGAATCTTCATCTTGTTGGCAAACGCAACTTGCCCCGGTGTTAGCTCAACCTGTCGCTTATTGCCGCGAACATTTGTTCGGCCATTGGTGGCAGGCGCGACGTAAGTTGCAGGCTTACGCGCATCCTGAAACTTCTGCGGCATCTCTTTCCGAAGTCGCCGGTCGATTTCCGCATAGTATTCGTCGCTGTTGGGGTCGAACCCCTCCATCACGACATCCTCATGGATGGCCTTCGCTGCCGAGGTCATCACACGATCCTGATTGAACCAAGTGTTCTTGGCCAGCCACTTTTGCAGACGCGGGTCAGCGGCCTGCTGTTGCGGCTGCTGAGGACGCTGCGTCTGCTGTTGAGCGTAGGCTTGCGCCTGTGCGCGCTCCTGCTCAGAGCGAGCCTTCTGAAGGCGCACACGCTCCTTCTCGATAGCAATTTGTGCAAGCGCGGACTGGGCATCGGCGATCTTCTCATAATCGCCAGCCTCATGCGCTTCGGCCAGCGCGCGCTTGGCCTGCATCTCCTGAGACGTCACGCGCGTCTCATACTCGGTCACATAGCCCTGATCGAGTTGCGCCAGCTTGCGCTTGATGGCCTCGTTCTCAGCCGCAACCTGCTGTGCATACTGATACGCAGCCTGAGCTTCCTCAATCGCCTGACGCCGCTTCTGCGTCAGCTTGTTGATGCGCTTCTGGACGCTCTCGCTGTAGTTGCTGATCTCACTGCCGCTGTCGTCGTCAGCCTCATCGACAACAGACTTCGGGCCAGCGTCTTCCTCGCCAGCATCGACCTCGACGATATTCTCGTCGTCGTCATCAACTTCGTATTTCTGGGCCTCAGCCATTCTGCTCTCCATGCTTCACATTATACATACGAAATGTCGGTTGGGTCAAGGATTGTGGCGATGACGTTATCGTCGTTTATGATTCTTACCTCCAATCCATCAACTTTGAACCGACTTCCGGCATATCTTCCGATAAGAATCCACGTTTTATCCTGACACCATGGGCCAGAGGGAAACTTCTTCGGGTCGGTGTACGCATCGGGGCCAAGGCGAACAACATAGGCCGCAACAGTGGCGAATGACTCCCGTTCTCGGGTCGAATCGGGAATATAAACGCCGCCCTTTGTCTTCTCAGGAGGGTAGTAGGGGATGATGAGAAGCCGATACCCTGTGGGCTGCGGCAATCTGTCCAGAACCGAACCATCAAACTTCGACGGATCGCTCTCGTTCTTGTTTTCCTCTTGATCTTCAACGCCAAGGGCAAGATCCAGTGGCCTGCTTGCCCCTGCTTCACGCTGCGCCATCTTGCGCATAACGTGGTCAGGAACGAAGAGCTTCTTAGTCATCTTCCTCTTCCATGCCTTTCATCGCGGCGCGTATTTCGTCTTCCGCGTAGGCCATGCCGCGTATTTGGCCTATCACGAAACGGTACTCTTCCATGGATGTCACGCCGCCAGCCAATAGCGATTCGCCAACGCGAGCCTTGCGCTCGCGCAGCGTCTTCAACAGGTGTTGTGCCAGATTTAACGCATCCATGATACATCCCCCGCAAGCAAACTATACAAACTTGCGGAGAATGCAAGAAGGTATGGGCGTTTTTAGAATACGCCCTCAAACCTCTGCGGCTTGGCGATCTTACTGAACCTTTTTACGATTCCCCCGCCCATTTTCTTTTGCGGGCGTGGCTGCGCTTTTCGGGGCGAACCGGCCTTTCGGCCCTCGGGCTTGGACTTCCCCGCTGTGGACAGTGCTATCGCTACTGACTGCTCCTGCGGATACCCCTCCGACCGCAACTTGCTGATGTTGCTGCTGATCGTTTTTTGGCTCGATCCCTTCTTCAGCGGCATGGCGTTCCCTCTTGGCGCTACGAATAAGCTCAGCGATTTTGGCGTAGATGGACGAAACCATTAGCGTGCTCCCCTCATTCTCGCATTCATCTGGGCAATGTCTTTCTGTGCCTGAATGCGTTCCCTCGCGACGTCTGCTCGTTTTTGTGTAGCCTCATCTTGCAGGTCAATGCGCTGCTGGGCAACAAGAACCTTGTTGCGCTCCTTCTCAGCGTCAGCGGCCATCTTCATCGCCGTTTCCTGCGCATCCTGCTGGATCTGCTGCTCCTTGATCGCCAGTTCCTGCTGGCGGATCATCACAAGCGGATCTTGCTGCTGAGCAGGCGTCACAGACTGCGTGAACTGCTCCGTAAGCTGCGCGATGATCTGCGCCGCCGCACGCTCGATCTCAGCTTGTATCATCGGCATCGCCTGCGGGTTCTGAGCGACCTCAGGCGGATACTTGGCCAGAACCTGCTGCTGGGCAATGCCCTCAGCAAGCATGCCAATGTGCTCCTGAATGTGCCCCTGCAAGGATGCAACCACAGCCGGGTTGATCTGCGCGGCAGGCGTGGACATCATCGCCAAATGCGCCGTCATGTGGGCCTGATGGTCCTGCTGCGGGAACGCCTGAAGCATCCCGCCCTGAAGCGCCATCTGGTTCTCCTTCGCAGCATTCATCGGCTGCGGACGCGGAGGAGGCGGCAGAATAGAGTCGATGTTGCTGACCCCCAGAGCCTCGTACATCTTCCGGTAGGCCATGTAGAGGCCCTGCGGACCGCCGTGGATCTGCGGGTTCGACTGCACAAGCTGCAACTGCGTCTGCGCCAGAGCAATCCGCTGAGCCATCGAGAAGATGTTCGGGTCGCTGACCGGCACAACGTCCACACGCCCATCAAAGTCGGAAGCCTTGATCTCAGGTCCAACTTCCGTCGAAGGCATGTAGGGATACGGCTCAAGGGTCTTCGAGAAGATCCGCGCAAGCAGCTTGAACTCGATCTTTTGCGAGTAGTGCAGCCGCTTGTGGATCGCCGACATCACCTTCGTGCCACGCTCCATGATCGCCATGGTCGTGCCAACAGGCGTTTCGCCGCCCATCTCGCCAATCTTCATGTCAGCCATGGCAGCAAAGCGCCGCCCAGCGTCCACAAGAGTGCCGAGAAGGTTGTAGAGCGTAGCAGAGGGCTCCTTAAACGGCAGAGGCATCAGAGCGCCCCTCAAATCGCCGCTCACGATGTCAATATCGCGGAACTCGCCCGGCTGGATTGGCGTATCGTCCTGCGCAATGCGCGCGCCCTTGGCCTTGAAGCCACCGGGCAGGTTGGACAGCGTCCCAGCGTCGATAAGCTGCCTCAGGAGCGACGTGGAAGCCTTCGCAAGGCCACCAATCATGTGCGTCAGCCCAAGGCCGTAGAAACCAAGGCCGGGGAGGAACTTGTAGTGGACGAAATACTGGTTTTGACGCCGCAAAGCGTCCTCAGCCTCGTAATTTCGCCGGATCGCAAGGACCTTGTTCGTCTCCTTAAGGATCGTGACGATGTACGGCAGCTTCAGGCCAGTTTCTTCGCCATTTTCGTCCACATCCTCGAACCCGGGGAGGTCCAGATCGGTGTGAACCTCGTATATAGTCAGGTCAGTTGACGCATTCCCC